CTGCTACACCCAGTGATACGATCACATAAGAAATACGTAGTGTGTCATCCACTAAGACATTTTGGTTAGTATCAATATTCACTGCATATCCACTAATTTCTTGAGCAGATTGCATTTTATTAAGGATGTCTCCTATGAGTGTTTTAAAAGCTGATATTTTAGACGGTGCCAGGAAGCCGGTTGTCGGATTTACCATCAAAGGACTATTTACGTAGGGAAGGAGTGCGGATCGGACTGCTCGACGGGATTTATTAATAGTTCGGTTACGGGCAATGGTTCTAAAGTCTCCGTTGGAACAAGTCTGATCCTTAGAAATGTATAATCCGTTTTCACGTCCTGCATATTTGATCAGAAAAACATACCCTTTTGTATCAAGATCATCTAATAATGTTGGGGATAATGATTCATAAGCATTAAGGCTAATAAATTCGTCTTCATCCGTCTGGTTTATATCCCCGAAACCAAGTTCAATATTTTGAAAATCGTCACTAAACAAATTGAACTGTTTGACCCAGGCAACGGATTCTTGTACATTTGCTTTTGCCAAACATCCTAACATGCTACCAAGAAAGCTTACAGGTGTATTATTCTTGTTGCGTTTTTGCATTGTAGAAATTAACTTGGATTGTGCCTGCCCAAAGATTACTGTTGTGCGAGAGGCATCACATATTGCTGTGGGGATTTTATTTAGGTCAATGATTTTCCCTTCTGATGTATTGGCACCAGTATTTGAACAATTAGCAGAGAGTACAATAGAAAGAGGTTGATGTTGTTCTGCCATGGCAACAGCCTTATCATTAATCGAATTAACAAGGTTGAGACTATATTTCTCTTCTGATCCGTTTAATTTCCACAAAGGTTGCTCCGTATAGACACCAAGTTGACTTATTGTACCTCCGGAGGCCCTCTGCATAATATCAATAGCGGACCAATTGGAAGAACAGTCTGCAAACATGACATATAACCTACCGTTACCATCAATATTTCCACTACAACGAAAAAATTCACTAATATGGTAATACGGGATTCCATGATAAAAATTCACATTATTCTCTTCATCTTCTGTTGCCGTAACCCTCTTAATGATACCAAAATCCTGAATTGCAGATTTTAGATTTGTAATATATGCAACATCATTTAGCGCTAACTTTCCTACATTATTTTTTCCGTAACCGGCACTAAATAGATCGGGTTGTAATGATACATCAAACAGTAATCCTGTTACTTTCTCGTTTCCGGAAGCTGAGTTAACAGGGATATTGCCATCTACAGTTTTAATAATTACATTTCCTAAAGACATGTTTGGGATGTGTTAAGATTTATAGTATGGGTTTTTATATAATACCGCCTTCCCTCTAATCCCTTCAGGGGTATCTAATGTATAAAATCCCCCTTGATTGTCTATATACATAGATTGATAAGTAGGAAAGGTTCGAAGGATATTCATTGTATATTCATCCGGTTCCGTATAACCTTCTGACTTCAGAGATTTTATCTTTTGGTCTGATGTTTCAACAACTGGGACTTCCGATATTGGGTTTTGTTCGTTAACAGACGTTGTATTCTGTTCTTCTTCGAATTGTGTAGAAGCTTTTATTTTTGCCATACTTGCATATATTGAGGTAATAGATTTAGGGGAATTGATATTAATTACCCATTCCCCTAGTGTTAAGATTGATGGTTAGCCGCCAGGTGCTTCAGCTGTCTTTTTATAGGCTGTATGAACTACAATTTCACCTGGTCGGACGATATTTACGTCCATTTTGAGTCGCATTTGAAAAAAGAATAATTCTGAGTTAGACTGTAATCTATCTACTTTCAAGACTTCCGCATCGTTCGCATAATCAACACCCATCCAAAGATTTGAATTCATGTCGGAGGTAAACTCACCAAGCGTGATAGTGTGTTCTGGAATCCCTGTAATAGGCACGATGCGCTTTCCCTTAAACCGATAACGGTTTATTTCCACGTTTTCACTGTATTTAACCAATTTGTCAGATACGTATTGGTCGTACAAATCCCAGGCATCCCACCCCATAATAAAGGTCAACCCTGCTTTTTTACGTACTTGTTTCGGGCATTTCCGCCACATTGCATATAGTGCTTTTTCAACAGCTGCACCATCTGTCAACTCTGTATTCCCTGATAGGATACACTGGCCTCCGGCAATGGTTTCTGCGTCTGTAGCATTGATATTATCAATTATACGTTTGATTGCACCATCAAAATACTTCTCCTTATTCCTGCCAATAATGATAGAATCTGCAGGACTAGTAATTCCGGCAGCGGCGGTGCCTCCCTGGGCGGATGTCCAAATTGCGTTCCCGATGAATTCGTTCTTTTTCTCCATGAGGAGTCTGAGCATTGTTGCTTGAATTTTAGGGTCTAATTCACGAAAAACAAGATTTCCGGTCGGCTGGGCGAAACGCCAATATTTTTCATAATGGCGTGGATTAAACTCCAAATAAACCATAAAATCAGAAGGAATTAAATAACGCTCTGTGAAAGTGTACTCGTTTTCTCCGTTTTCCCCTTTAGCCCCGTGGTTGGATTGTGGGGTAGGGACATTATCTTGGATAACGTCACCCAGTTTGATGCTGGGGAGTGTGAACTTGTGTTGGATGCCGCTCTGAATATGAATCAAACCTTCACGGAAGGTATCGTTCGATTGGGCAGTATAGGTGATAAGGTCTTCCAGTACCTCACCGTTGTAACCATTTTGAGCAAAATTAATAGTATCGGACATTTTAATAGGTTGGTTAGGTTAATAGAAAAACTTCTTAGGAAAGCTTTTTGAATTCAAAGTTTTCGCCTACTACGTTTTTCACTTTTTTTGCCATAATAGCTTCGGCTGTTTGGGTTCCATTAATGGTAAGCTGAATATTGTTTTGGTCAGAAGCGATTTCCTGAGAAATGATTTCGCGTGCCGGAATGGACTTCAATGTATTGTCTGCTAACTCATAATTAGAATTCGCCATTTCAACCCATTGTGCTTCAGATTCTTTACCTATTTTTCCTTCATTGATTGCTGCTTCAACCAATGTTTTAATTTTTACTTTTTTCTCATCCGCTTCTTTGGTTTCATAAACGCTTAATTTGGCTTTTACTTCAGTCAAGTCTTTCTGTAGGTTTAGCACTGTAGCTTCTTTTCCTGCAATAATTAACTGGGCATCACTAAGGGCTTTATTTGTAGTTGTTAGTTTGGCTTCTACTGTCGTTAATTCCGCAATACGGGCCATGACATCTTTAACTTCGTTGTCTTTCATCCCAAGAGTCGCTGCAACAGCGCCAAATTCAATACCTGTATTTTTGTCTTCATTCATAGATGTGGTTTTATAATTCTGATTAAGATTAGGACTTGTATCTGCAAAGAGTTTATTTTCTTTATCGAGTAGATTTACTTCATTACAAATCCTACTCATTAGATTTTGTATCTCTGACATATTGTTGGTATGTGTAAGTTCGCTTTTGACTTTATCACATAACTGTTTGGAAGTATGAATGATGTTCGTAGAAGGAATTATTCCGGCTTTTACCGCTGATTGAGCATTGAAATAAGTGCCATCACATCCAGCTTCACCTGTCATAATTGCCCGGACTTGTTCCTTTTTAAGATTGAAGCGTTTATGGTAGATCATCTCAATCTGATATGTAAATGCTTTTACTAAGTCAGTGGTTTCACTGCTTTCTGAATTGGGAAGAAATGGATTGTGTATCATTAAAATAGAATAATCTCTCATTAATGAACGGTTTCCTGCTGCCCATAGAACGGAGCCCATTGATGCGGCCATTCCCTCAATAATGCATTCAGTTTCAATTGCAGAATTTTGTATACATGAATAGGTACTCATACCATGGAGGACTGATCCTCCTTCCGAATTAATTAGAATTCGTATCAAACTCGGTTTGATTACATTTTCCAAAAACTCAAATTCACGATTGAAAACTGTCGTAGACTCTTCTGTTATTTTGCCAGAGAAACGTATGATTGCAATTTCCCCCTTTCGAGCCTCTCCAACAACGTATTTTAATTCATAGGTATCCATTTTTTATTAAAGAATAGGATTTGAAAAGTATATGTGTTGAAATTAACTATTCATTGATCTTTTCATCAGTGGAAGGTGGAGATGGAGACTCTTCGACTGAAGGTTGGT